AATTATATTTATGAATTGCCCACATGCCTAGGACAGGCACGAAGACTAGGCACCATGCTAGAAACCCTATGCCATATGGATTGTTTAATACCGTCCCACAGAATCTAGCAAACTGTAACATCATCGCACGTCATGTCCTCCAAATTTATATCTCATACCATTCAAGATCCTGTTTGCAAAATCGCCTAGTCTTCTTGAATTAAATCGCTCAAATAGTGCAGTGCTAAGGACAGGAGCAGGAACCCCAAGGTCCACAGCAGCATGAACAGTCCAACGTCCCTCACCACTATCGCTAACCCCACCATCAAACTTAGTAAGCTCTTTGTCATTTCGGAGCACATCGGCAGTAAGGTCCAGTAACCAACTACCAACAACGCTACCACGACGCCAACACTCAGCCACATCACTAACGTTAATCTCATAGCAATAAGATTCAGGATCTGCCATAGGCGCGACTTCAGCGTCTCCTTCTTTGACATATTCTGCTCCAGCATTTGCCTCTTTTAGAATATTGAAACCCTCAGCATATGCTTGCATGATTCCATACTCAACACCGTTGTGGACCATCTTCACAAAGTGTCCTGCTCCAGGAGGACCACAATGCAACCAACCTGATTCAGCATTAGTTACATAGGAATCTGGATTTGTTCTTGGAGCACTGCTGATGCCAGGGCTGAGTGCATTAAAGATCGGAGAGCAGGCGGATACTGCAGTATTTGCACCGCCAACCATAAGACAATATCCACGGTCCAAACCGTAAACACCACCACTAGTACCGCAGTCAATATATTGGATGCCAATCTTTGCCAGACGAATTGCTCTCCTCCTGCTATCCTTAAAATTGGAATTGCCATGATCAATAATAATATCGCCTTGACGACAATGTGGTAATAACTCATCGAGGGTGCTTTCTACATTTTCTGCTGGGACAACTAGCATGAAGACAGCATTGGTGCTAACGAAGACTGTTTCACCAGACTTCTCTCCATAGATGTAATCTCCCTGATGCACTTGCATAGACAACTCAGGAATACCATAGCAAATGCCACTGACATATCCTTTTTCATATGCCTCATTACCTTTCTCTTTGTTTCTTCGGTATCCCCATACCTCATGACCGTTTGCAATGAGACGACGGGACATCCCCTCACCCATGCGACCCAATCCAATAATACCGACTTTCATTGTTTACCTTTTTTAATTGGCCATGTGATGAGCATAGCATAAGTCAAGAGCGATATAAACCCAAAGACAAATACTGTGCTTATCATAACGTAGACTGAGCATCTTCCCAGTCTTTCTGAAATAATTCTAATCCTTTATCTGTCAGAATGTGGTTATACATTGACCAAAAAACTTTTGCAGGAATTGTGACAACATCAGCACCAGCAGCAAAGCAGCGACCAACTTGGTTTACTTCTCTCACTGATGCTGCTAAGACTTGAGTCCTAACTCTATGTACAGCAAAAGTCTCTGCAATCGATTGGACAAGTGCGATACCACCAAAGGAGTTATCATTCACTCTTCCTACGAATGGAGAGACGTATGTTGCACCAGCCTTAGCAGCAAGAATTGCTTGCGAGACTGAGAATACTAATGTGACATTAGTGCTGATACCTTGATCTGAAAGCATTCTACATGCTTTAAGTCCCTCAATTGTGCAAGGGACTTTAATAGTAATTGATTTTCCAATTGGTAGATAGTCTTGTGCCTGCTCTACCATTTCTTCAGCTGTCTCGGCAACCACCTCCGTGGAGACGCTGACTAAGTTAGGACAATTTTCTGTGATCTGTTGCGCGACATCATAGAGAGTTCCTCCTGACTTTAAAATTAGTGTTGGATTAGTGGTCACTCCATCAATAAGACCAGTAGAATATGCCTTATCAATAGCAGAAATATCTGCTGTATCTAAAAATATTTTCATTATGAAAGAAGGGGTATGATATTATTTACAAGATGAATTGTTTCACCATGAGTAATACTAATATTATCTGGATTGAATACAAGATTTCCATTAGCCATTAGACCCCATTGATAACTTCATCAAATTGGTTGTAACTACTGCTATGTATATCTGAGATCCTAGTCAGTATCACCCTTTGTCAAGGTTTCCCAACTCTTCTATCATATCCCTTTTGGTCTTCATTGCACCGTCAATATACCCTGCCCTATACTCCCAAGTCTGACCACCATCTATGCCCTTCTTAGGGTTGATGCATGTGCCGTCACCTAGATTATTACACACAAGTCCAGCAAGATCCATCTCACTATCACTATATGAATTGCCAGTGCCTCTAAATACATGCTTGCCGTTGATCCAAGTAGCACCACACTTGGCACATTCTTCACGGTCGAGTTTAAGATTACTTAATTCTTTATTGTTTTCCATTTTGATCTTTCAACTCCTCAATTAATTGTTTGCAGTCTGCAGATTGTTTAGTCAATTGCTGGTGAATCTTACGCTTCATCATCCATAGTTTATACCTAATTATTAAGTAGCGCAACTCTAGGTCTGTATATGCAAACATCCTCATGGTTGCATTTGCGCCTACTACAGCGACAAAGAATATGATTACTAAGATTGTTAGGTAAAAACCACCTAGCATTTCCACTTCCTCAGTGCTAATGCCTTCCTATCGGAATAGTTTTTCATTCTTCTTTATTCTTAGGATTGTTTGGACAATTCTTTTCATGCTTCTCCATCCAGGTAATTGGACGGCGATGCCCTTTCGGGCATGTGATACCACAATACTTACATGCTGCCATCATTGATCCCCAAACTGTTTGAATGATACCACATCAACGTCTTCCTTCTTGATACCAGCAACACGATCAAGTGCATTACCAATTGCCTTGCCGATCTTGTCGCGCTTACGCTCCTTAGGTGCTTCACCTGATCCAGTCTTAGCACCTCTCGCTGCTAATCTGCTAGCAGCAGTACCAGACTTTGCTGCCTTCTGACGCTTGGAATAGTCCATGTAGGACTCACCTGCTTTCAGTTTCTTATCATTGCTGGAAGAAGATGAGGAGGACGATGAGGAAGCACCATCTTCACGGGCACGTTGATTAGCACCAGCACCACCCAGTTTCTTATCCTTCTCAGGATCTGGATGCCAGAAGTCACCACGCTCAGAGAGCACAGACTCACTCTTCAAGCGTGCAGCACGCTTAGCCTTTGCCTTAGCAAGGATTCTTGCACGAGCATCATCCTGATCCTGCTTAGGGATAGGAGTTACAGCACCAACTTTCTGATCAACATCACCAGGGGCATATCCCTCAGTCTTGGTTGCTCCCTTTCTGCGATTCATTTCCTTCGTCACTCTCTTCAACATGAATTGATTAGAGGGGAGACTCTGGTCAGCACCACTGACTTGCTTATGTAACGCTGCCAGTTTCTCATCTGACTGCTTGCCCATCTTGGCATCTTCTTTAAGTGCTTTGTCACCGTACTTAGCACGGATCTTTTCTTTCACTTTATCCATGGCAGAAGGACCACCCTCTTGGGGTTTCTTCTTACCAAATGTATTAGGTTTGCCTAGGGGTTTGTTATAACGGTTGTTGCCGTCAACACCGCCCCTTTCCATACGGCGATCTTTCAGACCGTCAGATGCTTCTTCGTTGAAGAAATCAGTAAAACTTTTCATTTCTTTTCTCGGTAATAGTGGATCAACCGCCAACTACTTGGACTTGCTCGACTACAACGTCGGCTCCTCCAGCAGTGAGTTTAATTGCACGCTTAAGTGCGGGGACAGTGCCTGATGCAACCTTTGCACCAGCCAGAGCATAATCAGCACTTGCTGCACTACTGTCATAGTCAGTAGTAATTGTGGTATTTGTAACTGCAGTTACTTTCTTACCGTCAGATCCAGCAGATACAAAATCACTTGTAAACGCTGCATCACTATTTGCTTCAGTTGCGATATAATCTCCAACAGCAAACTTATGTGCGGGGGTGCCACCACCAAGGACTGTGATAACAGCAGCTGCTGCATCAGTCATCGCGTTGATTTGTGCATTCTTTGCCTTACCGCAAGACAGGAGCAGTGCTTCACCTGCTGCAAGAGTTACGGCAGGACCAGCATCAATCTTGATTGTGGACGCTGACGCTGCATAGCAGCGGAGGACACCTGACTTCACCACAACGTAGCCATTGCCACTTGCAGAAATGGTTTGGGTGTCAATGACATTTAATACTGACATTGTTAATACTTACTCCTACGATTACTATTTATCTTGTTGTTGTTTTAAAAATTTAGCAAGGTCTGCTGTGCTACCAACAAACATTGTGTTATTAGTTGTGTTGACTTCCTTAGTAGATCCTTTTGGATTCTCGATGTCAGCAACCTTCTTTTGGAGATCGACCAGTTTGTCAGCAACGTCACCGACGTGCTTGATTAATTGACCAGCAACTTCAAATGCTCTTGGTTGATCAGATTCTTGTGCTAATTCAAGGATACCATCAACTGCCTCCTGACCTTTCTCAATCAGAGAGTAAAGATTACCACGAGTATACTCATAATCTTTCTTTAATTGATCTCTGGTTGAGGTTGCAACCTCCTCAACTTTAACTTCAATATCAGGTTTTACTTCAGTAACAATATCAGTATCAACGTCAAGGGCATCTTCGATACCATCAAAGTTTTTACTCGTCTTGTCCTGTGACTGGGTTGTAATCTTTTGCATCGACATAATGAGATGAGAACTCGGAGAATCCAAAATCGTCTGTAGGATCTGCATTTAGCGGATCTGGTTCGACGGTATAACGTAATTCGCGTGGTGCCTGACGGTCCACACTGGTAGCATAATCAACTTGCACCTTCTTAATAACTTCACCAGTGGCGTCGTTAAGAGGACCATATAGGTATGTCTTAGCAACAAACTGAAGAGTATAGACGAGGGTGCGACGTGTATCGTAATCCCCCTCATACTCATCACTATAATCTACTGATGTGAGGGTCACAGGATAGTCTCTTTTCTCACCTAGGTCTGGGACCAGATTCATGGTGAGACTAAAACTTGGTTGGAAGTATGGGAGAATCTGCTCCAAGATTTGCAGAGAGTCGTCCTGATTCTTTGCAAGAATTGACAATTCAAAATTTACATTATATGGGACAGGCATGTAGGATTTTGCTTCCTTACCATCACTCTTAGTATTTCGTATTGCAGAAATAGGTGAGAGTTTTCTAGTCGAATCATACTGAATTCCCTGAATCTCAAAAGAAATTCTAGGAAGAGTGATCTGTGCTTGGTCCTGTGTTGATAAATCACCCACTGCCTGTAGGCGAGCAAGGAATTTATTCTTAGGACCATACGCTAGAGGCACTTTCATCACCTCAGTCTTTGATCCTTTAGTTCTACGAAGCTCAATATTATTAAACAGTGTGCCGAATCCAACTACTGTCTTCTTAATAATTTCGTGATATGTATAAGTGCCTAACATTAAAGTGTGCCGCCTGAATTACCAAAATCACCAAAGGGATTAACTTCAGTGAAGTCTAAAATGCCGTCTGCTTTTGTTTCAATAGTGTAGTTATTGTCCACTATGTCAGAGGTATTGACATTATTTAGGGTGTTATAGTTAGCAGTTGTCCAGGATGCAGATGATACATCTCCAGTAATAGTTTCGGGGATAGTAAACCTACCATCACGATTAATAATAATCAACTTACCCGTAGCAGAGTCCCACGATTTAACATCGGCGGTCGTGTTTGAAGTCCCGCCCGTAATAGTCTCACCGACTGTGAAGTCTCCACTTCCTCCCGCGAGGAGAGTAAGGGTAATAGCGTTTGCAAAGTTGAGCTCAATGGCATCAACTGCTTCGACCCCAGTATCGAAGTCTTCGTCAGAGTATTCAAAGAGCTCACAACGTAAACCCCAGACATGAATTTTTCCAAGTTGGTAGAATGGAATTTCGTGCTCCACAAATTGGATCTCGAAAGTTTTATTAGCAAGGGGGAAATATATGAGGTCACCTTCATTTGGTCTTCCTTCTACTATAAGTGTTGCGTTGTCGTCTACTGCTTCAGTAAACCTAGTGCGAGAAATGATAAAGGTAACTTGATCAGAAATTCTCACACCAAACTTACTGAAGAGATCTCCATCACCACGAAATCCATTCGCATCTTCAACGTATGCTTCAATTAAATATGCACCAGTAAACTTGGATAAGTTATCTTCTCCA